GCCGTATATTTGCAATCCGACACCCTCGCAAAGTGTTCGCAAATTGGCGGTTTACCGCTTCGAAAAGACGGCCTCCCGTCTGACGGCTATTTTCTTGCCTCGTTGTAAGACTACTTACTTACTTTCGGGTGCAAATATACAAACTAAAAATGAAACGATGGTTATTTGTGGTTATTTTTTAAGATTTATTAATGTTATAGGCGGTTATACATGGTTACAAAAGAAGAAATCAACGGTTATTTCCTCGAGGCTGTCAGAAGACTGAAGGCTCAGGGATATTCGCAGAAGGACATCGTGAAAGCTGCTGGCCTTTCTCAGAATGCTATCAGCAAAATCAAGACAGGGCAGAACAATGCTGGCGACGATACTATCAACAAACTATGCACCGCTTTTAATCTCAATCCCGACTTTTTCTATCGTGGTAGTCAGCAATTCACGCTGGAAGAAAAAACGCATCAAGCACCACCAGCACCGATGATTGACAACGGCAGTGCAATCAATGCCGCTCTTGCCGCCAAGGATGAAACCATCGAAACCCTGAAGGCTCGTATCGTCGACCTCCAGCAAACTATTGCTGACAAAATAGAACTCATTCGCGCCCGCGATGTCCGAATCCTCGAACTGGAACGCCGCATTGCTCAACTCCATGCCGACGACATCTCCAATTACCATTTCCCCATTGGCGCAGCTGAACATTCCGATAAACCTAATTTATAAACAATATGAATATACCTCTATTATTATTTCTTTTCGTTGTAGCCGTCATTCTGATGGCTTACGGGCTGGCTCATCTCGACCCCAACAAAAAGCCCTACAAAGCTAACGTGTTGCCCAAGTCTGGCAACACCAGTGAGCAACAGAATGAACCCGCTCAGCAAGAACAACATACCCACTTCGACCTGCTCGATGACAACGGTGACCCAATTAAAGAACCAAAGGTAAAAATAGTGATTGACGGCGGTGATTCTAATGCACACATCAAAGAACTTCAGTACTTCTGCATCAAGGACAAAGGTTACCACGTTAGCGTTTGGCCAAAGGATCAAGGAATAGGTGACTATCTCGAATTCCCCATTGCAGGCATCACACACGGTGAACATGTAGATGAGCACCTTGGCGAGTTTGCCGCCATCTTGGAACCCGACCCGACCAACCCCTACGACCAGAACGCTATCAAGATAGTCACCAGTGAAGGCCACCGCGTCGGCTACGTCCCTAAAGACCAAACAGCCTTCGTCCGTGACTTCACCACTCTCCCCTGTCGCTGTTACTGCTATATCGATACAAACGACTGCATGTATTTCACTGATTGTTACATCACAAGAAAATGACCAATGATCACAAATGTTTTACATTCACAAAAAATCAATAAACGAAATTTTCCCATAAACACAATGTAACCCCATCACTCTTGTCACTGACCCCAAGCGGATCACAGAAAAATATTGGGGTAACGGCTTAAATGCTGAAACCCCTTTATTTATCGGAGAATTGAAATGACAGAAAATGTTTCCATCGAGGGTGTTTTTGGGTGAATTGATGTATTTCGGGGCAGTATTTACAAAATGTTTCCCGTCGGCAGACGGGGATGGTAAACAAGATGTAAAAAAAACGTAAAAAAATAATACTATGGCATCGACAATCACAACAGACATAATATTTGACCATCGCGGGGAAAAAGGGAAAGACGATGTAGGCCCGATAGAAATCCGCGTGACATACGAACGGAAGGCAAGGTATATTGGCACCGGCGTGTCTGTGGCCAGGCATGACTTTGTGGGCGGCTCCGTGGTGGGCAGGGCTGACAAAGATGAGCTGAACCGGCGCATTAACATCATATTCCGCAAGGTGCAGGAAGAGGTGAACAGGTATATCGACGAGGAACGTCCGCTGGACGTGGCGGAAATCAAGCGCAGGGCGTGGAGCGTGCGCGACGACCTTGACCATGAGGGCACGGCCCTGATGGACTTTGTTGAAGAACAGCAGAAGCAGATGGGGCTGAAGCCGGGCACGGAGAAACATTATATAACATTGCGCACACGTATGCGCGAGTACGGGCGGCTGTCGCGCTGGGATGACGTGACGGTGGAGAACCTGTGCCGATGGGACGCATGGCTGCACAACATCAAGAAACCTATGAGCGACGCGAACAGATTGGCGGGCGAGACGGAGCAGTGCATCGGCGACGGGGCGGTGTATAACTACCACAAGTGCCTGAAGGCGATTCTGAACCGTGCCGTACTGTTCGGGAAGATTGAATACAATCCATACGACCGCCTGCGGGGGAAGTTCAAGCGGGGCGACAGAGAGAGCGTGGAGTTTCTGACGAGCGATGAGATGCAAGCCGTGGAATCGGTACACCCGGTGAAGGGTACGGCGATGGCTGTTGCCCGTGACCTCTTTGTGTTTCAGATGCACACGGGACTGTCGTATGCAGACTTGCAGGCTTTCGACTTCTCCGAATATAAGCAGATAGACGGGAAGTGGGTCAATGCGGGGCACAGGGTGAAGACGGGTGTGCAATACCTGACAATGCTGACTGACGAGTGCATCCGGATATTGAAGCAGTACGGTTTGCAGTTGCCGAAGATGGGAAATGCCGACTACAACCACGCGCTGAAGGCGATTGGGCTGGCGGCCGGTGTCGCCACCCCGCTGCACTCACACCTGGCCCGACACTCGTTCGCCACACGCGCAAAGGCAATGGGCATTGACTTGGCGAATATCGCAAGGATGCTGGGGCATACGAACACGGTGCAGACGCAACGGTATGCGAAGGTGATGCCCGAGCAGGTGTTTGCCGACTTGCGGAAGATTGAGGAACTTTCAACTAAGAAATATCATGAAGAAAATGCTGTTAATGATGTTCGCGGTGCTGCTGGTGGCAGCCTGTGAGAAGCCTGTCCTCGGCGAAGTGGAGGATGAGAGCGAGCCCATTGAAATGGGAGGCAAAAACGATGTGAAGAATTTCACGTTCACGGTGAAGGGCGACTTCGGAGCGGCTACGTTTACTCGAGGCTATTTGGCGGCTGACGGGAAGGACATGACCGACCTATGGGTGTTCGACTACATGGACGGTGTATGTGTGCAGTCGGTGCACCAGGCGGCTGACGATGCGGACTGGGGTGCACCAAAGATGGCCCTGTCGTATGGCTCACATCATGTGTACTTTGTCGCGTCGAGGGGCGACGGGCCGACGCTGGATGCCGAAGGGCACACGATTACATGGACGGGGCCACGGGACACATTCTGGAAGGACTACGAGGTGGATGTGGTGAGCACCAGCAACGGGAATAGGGCCGTCACTCTCGACCGCGTGGCTACGAAGCTGTATGTGGTGGTGAACGACGAGGTGCCTGCAACGTGCAAGGCTGTGACGGTGACGCCCGACAGGTGGTATTATGGCTGGGACTATGTGAACGGTGCTGCGGTGGCATCGCAGCAGAAGGAACGACGGGTGACGGTGCCAGAATCGTATGTAGGTACGACGGGGCAGTTGGCTGTAAACATCTTCGGACTGAGCGGAGCGGATGAATGGGTGACAAACGTCAGCATACAGGCACAGGATGCTGACGGTGGCGTGCTTGGATCCGCCACGATTACGGGGGCTCCGTTCAAGGCAAACAGGGGCACGGAGTACAGCGGAAACCTGTTCGGCAGTGCCGGCGGTCTTGACGTAAGCGTGAATGCTGCGTGGGAAAATCCTAAGACTGGGACATGGTGATGGTTCCCTTGTGGAGAACAAAAAGAAAGAGCACCGAGGCTGTCAGGCTTCGGTGCTCTTGCTGTCTTGTTGCTTCTGATGCTGTGCATTGATGTCAGCCATGAGTTGCTGTAAGTTTTTTACGTCTTCCTTTGTGATGGGCGGCTCATCTTCGTCATCGTCGTCGTTGAAGAGCATTGGGAACATGTCGGCCACGGTCTTGCCCTTCGGGTCACGCATAGCGAACATGGCGGCGTAGGCGCATTCGGCCATGAGCTGGTGCTTCAGTCGGTCGCGATTGCGGTAGCCTCGGATGATGCGTAACACTTCCCAGAAGCGGAGGTCGTAGAGGAATTCACGGCGAGGGATGCCTATCTCGCCCACTAACAACTGGTAGATGTCGTGGGCGGTGGTTAGTTTTTTGCCTTGCCCTTTCCTTTCGCTGGCTTTTCGGCTGGTTCGCCATTGGGGATGTGATAAAACTCGCCACGGAGTTTGAGGACGGTGCCAAATGCAGTGCCGATTTCGAGCGGCGTGGCCTCGTTCATCAGGTCGGTGTCCTTGATAGGCTCGTCTTTGTCTTGGCTCTGGTAGTAGGCAATAATGCACGACAGGATGGCGTAGATGGTCTTCTTGATGTCTGGCATCTTGTTGTTTTGGATGAGCGGAAGGGCTTCGGTCAAGAAGTCGGAGATGTCCTGACCTGCAAGGTCTTTGAAAGCGATTTCGGTGGCGTAGCAGTAGCCCATAGTGACAGTGCGCTGCTCTGTCTCGTCGGTGCCGTCAGTGCGGCAGGTGAATGTTACATTTTGCTTGATCATAGTTTCTTGATATTTTTGGGATTAGGGTTGCGATGGAATCGCAACATACTGAAAAAAGGAGAGGGCGGATGTCCCGCCCTCCGCTGGCGGGATTATGTGAGTGAGCCGGGCACGAGCGGGCCGTAGCCGTTGATGGTGCCGCTGTAGGTGGCCTGCTGGGATACCTGCCCGGTGGCCTGCACGTTGGTCATCTTGCCTTGGCCTGAGCAGATGACGATGCCCATCGTGCGGTTCTGCTCGCCGCTGGCAAGGGCTATCTTCCAGTTGATGATTTCGTCGTTCACCTTTCCTTCCATGTCGGCAAAAGTCTTGCCAGTGTCCGTGCCGCTGGCAACGAGGGCAGAGAAGTTGATGTCGTAGGTGCGGCCTACCACGTCGTTCTCGTCCCACACGGCTCCGCTGGAGTCGGTGGTGTCCTTGGTCGTGCTGTTCTCGGTCTGTGCTGAGCCATGCAGACTGAGTTCGGTGCTCATGGCTATCACATTGTTGCTGTTACCTTCTACGATGAAGAGTCTGAGATGTTGTCCTTTATCCATAGTCGTAATGTTTTAGAGGTTATGCTCATGCCAATGCCCCGGAACCCATATATTGGCGCGTGACCTGTATATTAGTTCTGTTATTGGCGTTTATGGTAAAGTCATTGAGAATGGCCTGGCCCGAACGGGCGAAGGCTGCGTTGTTGGGTGTGCGGTTCTGAGAGCCTGCTACTTCCTTGGTCTCGTCCCAGCCGACGGTCACTTTCTCGTCGCTGACGAACTGCTGGACGACGGCGATGAGCGCGGCAGCGGTGGCCTCGTAGGAATCGACCTGCACGGACCATGAGCGAGATACCATCTGCTCCTGTCCGAAAGAGCCTTCAGAGTCCTTGGTTTTTGCATCCTCCATGTTACCGGTGATGCTCACCTGACAGCTGGAGGCTTCAGGTACGGCATTGCCTCCGACGAATGCGCGGAAGTTCTGACCTTTAAGTTTCTTTAATGCCATAGTTGTTTACTTTTTGGTGATTGTTACTGTCTGTTCGAAGCTAAAGGTGTCCGGGTGGTACTGGCAAATTGTGCGCGTCCACTTGGTTCCTTCTGGTAGAGAGTCAACCAATGTCTGGCACTGGCTGTAGATTTCCTCGCGGCTCTTGGCCGTGAGCTTCACGCTGCCCTTTTCGAGCAGCTCTTCCTTGAGTGATGTCTTGATGCCGTTATCCATTGTCTTCGGTGTTTAGGTCAACATCGCACTGATAGCGGAGCACTTGGCCGTAGCCGGGCTTCCATTCGTCGTACAGGATGGGTTCTGCCGTGAACTGGTAGCCGCTCACCTGTGTCTCGTTCTCGACGAAATAGGTGTGCACCACCTCGCGCACCTTCTGAGTCAGGTCGTGAAGTGCGGAGAGGGTTGCCGCCATGACGGTGATTCCTATCTGCACATGGTCGCAGTCGCTCTCGTAGGAGTCGTCCTTCGTGGTCTGGTCGTTGTTCAGCCCGTCGAAGGTGACGATGAGATAGGGAACGGGCACGTTGTCCGCGTCTTCCTCGGGCAGAGGGATGGCGGTGCCGTAGAGACGGGGCTGCTCGCTCCTGTGCTCCTCGCCCTTGCTGACGTAGGTCGTGATGGCCTCCATCAGTTCGGGCGATGACTGGAGGGCGGCGATGAAGATGCTGTCGGTCTGTAGGCTCATGCTGTCAGTCGATATTGATGGTTAATGATTTCATTCACGACGAACTCCAGCAGACGACCACCGACGTAGCCTTGTAGGTAGGCTGCCTGCTCCGTGCCGAGTGCCACGCCGTAGTATTCGGCGACGTGTGCCTGTACGTGGTCGGTCTCGTGGTCGATGGTGTTCAGGAACTCCCGCAGACTGGTGGCACGGCCTATACACACGATGCTTTCGCACCGGCCCATCGAGGTGAGCGTATAGCCTGCGTTCCATCCCTGCAGGTTGCTGACAGCATCTTCCACCATCTGCCGCGGGGCACCCAGCGAGTTGAGCATTGCGCCCACTTCGCCGATGTCTTGCGGCCATACGTCGTAGAGTACGGTCACGTCCCAATAGCCTTCGATGTCAAGATGCTGTGCTGTCATTCGTCAATTCACTTTAGAGTTGGTTGCGGTTCTCGGCACCGTTGCGCCCGTAGGCATCGCGCTGGCCTCTGAGGTAGGCTTCGCGCTCCTCGGGTGTCATGTAGTCGAGGTGCTGGCCTTCCATGTGCTTGTCGCGCATAGCCTGCTCGTAGCCCTCGCGGTAGCCGTCACGGTAGCCCTGTTCAAACTCACGGCCAACGGTCATGGTTCGGTAGTTGCCGCCCGTGCCGCCCGTGCGGAACTGGTGGCGCATCTGTTCGCGCATCTGCTCCTTCAGGTCCTGGCCGTCGTTGGTCAAAATGATTGTTCCGCTGTTTGGATCGTAAATCATTGCTTTATCTGTTTTTATCGCAGTCGCCATGACTATGAGTCCTTTTTCCCTCCCTTCGTTGCGGGTGCCGGTGTGCCGCCGCTCAGTTTCTCCAGCAGTTCAAGCGTCTTTGCCTGCATGTCTTTCATGCCCTGGAGTTCGCCCTTCGTCGCTGCCAGTTCTGCCTGTAGGCTTTCGATGGTCTCAGCCTGTCGGCGTGTCTGTGCATAGCCGGGGTTGATGATTTCCTTGCACTTGGGGCCGTCTTGCTTCAACTTCTTGTAGTAGTTGAGATTCTGGAGAATCTTGTCGGCTTCGCTCACCTTCTCGTCGATGATGCGCTCTGCCGTCTCGCGGTTGCCCGTGTAGATTTCCGGCTCACGGCCTGCCACTTCGAGATTGACAGGAAGCCCAGGCACCACTCGGTCTTGACCGCCGATATTGATGGTCAGGTCAACCAACTGTGTGTTGAGCGTGTTCTGCATCGGCCAATAGGGGGCCGTCTTGCCTTTCACTGTGCCGACTGCCACTTGCAGTCCGCCGTTGGTGCTTATCACGTAGAAGTTAGCACCGGGTTGAAGTTCAGAAAAATTTACCATAGTCATAGTTCTTTTGATTGTTAATATTCTTGTTAATTATGTCGTTGCCGGAGCAGGTGTGCTCATCAGCTGGAGGATGTTGTTGCCGAGGTCGTTGAACACTTCCAGCACGCCTGTTCCCTGAAGGTCGGCCACCGTTACGGGCTGACCTCCGAAGAAGGTCAACTGGCGGGTGTTGCCGTTCAGCGAAAGCGTCACGGGCAGCGCGGCGTCGGTTCCTGCCGGAATAGCCGTACCGATACGGACGTAAATCGTCCCGGTCGGTGCTATGTTGCGGTCGCCCATCGAGAGATTCACGGCTGTAGTCCCCACGGTGATGTTCGTCACCATCAGGTACGGCACGTAACCGTCAACGAACGGCACTTGGTTACAATTACAGTTGCAGCAGTTCATATCTTGCCTCCTTTCCTGATTAGAAACCGCCGCGATAATTGTAGCCGGGATAGCCGTTGAAGCCTGGCCAGTTGCTGTTGGGGGTGTTGTTCACCACCTGAAGATTCGGGTACTGCACGGGCACGGTGTTCGGCATCTTGTCGAGCATCTCCTTGACGGTGTTCTGAATCGGAGCCAGCTGTGCGTTCACGTAGCCAAGAATCTGTGAGGTCTGTGCGTTGATGTTGTCCTTCGTGCGCAGCTGACTGATTTCGTCGGCCTGCTTGTCGATGATGGCCTGCATGTCGCGCTCACGGGCATCACAGAACTCTTTGATCATCGTGGTCTTCAGGTCGGCAATAGCATCCACCTGACGCTGGCCCTGTGCGTTGATGCTGCCCTTCAGGTCGTTGGTCTGCTCGATGGTCTGAATGCGTCCCTCGTAGCCCTGCTGGGTGGTCAGCAAGCGATTGTCGCAGCAGCACTGAGCGAGCTGAGAAGCCAGGTTGCAGTCGCCCTGCTGGAGTGCGTTGATGACCTGAAGGAATCCCATGCCGTTGGCACTTGCGAGTCCGGCGATAGCAGACTGTACGCTCTGAATGGCAGGAAGTACGGTGGCGTAGTTCTGCCCCATCGAAGAAGCAAGGTTCTGGATGGCTGCACGGCTGGAATCGCCCTGTGCCGTGACGGCCTGGAGTGCGAGCTGGGTGTCAACAGCGGGACAGCCACAACCGCCACAGTTGCCACGGTTTCCGTAGCCGTTACCGAAGATGTTGGGGAAGATGCTGGCGACGATTGCGAATCCGAACAAGTCCATGAGACTCGTCTGTCCGTTGTTACCGAACAGACCACCGCCGTTTGCTACTGGGAGGATCATTCCTCCGTTCTGATTGCCTCCGTTCTGGGGAAGCTGAATGATTTCTGGCATAATGCATAGAAATTAAAGGGTTAATAAAAAAGTTTACTTATCACGACAATGGTGCCGTGTATTTGTTTGTGTTTTTGCGTCTGAGGTTTACTCGCCTTCATTGGAGCTTCTGCCTGAATCTATCACTTCGTAGCCTGCAACATGGGCGGTGATGACGCTCTGGCTCTCGCGGCCCGTGTGCTTCGAGCGAAGCATGTAGCCGGGGTCGGCGGTCAGTCGTACTTGGTTGCCACGAATGGGTTCAACGCTTGTGTACTCGGGTGCTGTGGGGGTGGTTGTCTTCTTTGCCATTGTTCTTTTATTTTGAGGGTTATACTTGGGTCGGCGCGACGGAATCGCGCCGCACACTACTGTTTACCTTTCGGGCGTTTCCTGCGCTGGGGTTTACCCGGTGCGCTGAGCCGGCGCAAGTCGCCAAGGATGGTGTCGTCCGTCACTTCGGCATATATCTCGGTCGTTGTGGCTCGCTTGTGGCCCAGCAACTTCTGCACGGTGGTCATGGGCACCCCGTCCTGAAGCAGGAGCGAGGCGAAGGTGTGGCGCGACGTGTGGAACGTTACGCGGAATGTGGTCAGTATGCCAGCCATCTGCAACAGGTCTTTCAGCGTGCGGTTTACCAGCGAATTGTCACCCAGCCTGCGGGTCATCTTGTACGGGTCGCCACCGTAGGATGCCAGCATCTCGGCAGCGCGTCCGTCGAACAGCTCGCGGTAGGGTATGGCCACGTGCTCGCCCGTCTTCTGCATCTTCATCCTTATCCATCCGTCGTCGCTGATGTGCTCGGTGCGCAGACGGCGCAGGTCTCCGAAGCGCAGTCCCGTGTAACAACAAAACAGGAAGCAGTCGCGTACTTGTCGCTGCTTCCTGTTCAAGTGGTCGAGGCGTCGGAGCCGTCCCACGTCGTCGTCGGTGAGGAATCCGCGGCGGCTCGTCATGCCCTCCACGTGGTAGCGGTCGAAGGGGTTGCGGGCTATGAGGTCGCGCTTCACCGCCTCATTCAGCACGGCTCGCAGCAGCCGGAGCCTGCCTACGCGGGTGTTGTGGGCCACACGGCGGTCTTTCAGCAACTGGTCGTACTTTACGATGAACTGATAGTCCACCTCGTCAACCCTGACGCCCTTCCGCCACTGAGCAATGTCGTTAAGCATGGTGCGGTAGCTCTGCTTCGTCACCTCGCGGCGGTCGCTCTGGTCGATGACTGTGCGCCCGAAGTCCACAAGCTGTGCCGTCGGCGTGGTATTGGCCTTTACGGCTTCCTTCAGCATGGGCAGCGTCACGCGGATGTCACGTTTCAAGAAATCCAGCTCCACTCGCTCAATGTCTATCCTCGTGCGCCGCAGGATGACGTTCAGGTCGTTGGCCAGCTCATGATCTACAACCATACCGTGCTCCCAATGTCCAGGCTCCAGATAGACGCCCGTGGAGAAATATACCCGTTGCCGGCCCTGCTGACACTCCACCTGCACCAGCCCCTCGCCGCGTCGGTTCAGCCGGCGGGCATGGTTCCACACCAGCCGGTAGCGTATCTTGTCGGTGCGTGTCGGTTCAGTCTTCGTCATGTCTTTTTAGTTCTTCGGAAACTGATGCAAAATCTCTGTAACGTGCTGTAGGTCAGCATAAATGCAAAACGGCAGCGGCCTGATGTGTGCCAAATGATGTGCACATAGGTACATCAATAGCCACACATCAGACCGCTGATGAGGGGTTAAACGAGGTCGCCAGGGACGTAGATTTTCAACTGCCCACTGCTGTTCTTGCACGCCACTTGGGTGTATGCCTTCTGAGTGGCAAAGGATGGTGCAAGGTGGCTGCTGCTGGTGCCTGCAAGCCCGTTGAGCAGTTGGAAGTTCCACGTATTCGCGGGTATGTCAACATACTGCACGCCCTCCGTGATTGTGCCGTTTCTGCACTCGTTTCCGAAGGACATGTCGTAACAGTTGTTTCCGAAGGACATGTTGAAACAGTTGTTTCCGAAGGACATGCCACTGTTCGAGTTTCCGAAGGACATGTTACCGTTTGAGTTTCCGAAGGACATGCCGCTGTTATAGTTTCCGAAGGACATGTTGTTGCATCCGTTTCCGAAGGACATGCGGTAACAGTTGTTTCCGAAGGACATGTTGTTGCATCCGTTTCCGAAGGACATGTTACCGTTCGAGTTTCCGAAGGACATGTTGCGGTTCTGGTTTCCGAAGGACATGCCGTAACAGTTGTTTCCGAAGGACATGTCGTAACAGTCGTTTCCGAAGGACATGTTGTTGCATTCGTTTCCGAAGGACATGTTGTAACAGTCGTTTCCGAAGGACATGTTGTGACAGCCGTTTCCGAAGGACATGCGGTAACATTTGTTTCCGAAGGACATGCCACTGTTCGAGTTTCCGAAGGACATGCCGCTGTTATAGTTTCCGAATAACGTAATGTTGTTCAGCTCCGATCCATTCGCCTTCATCACGTTGTCATGCACCGAGTACGTTGCCGTCAGCGAGTAGTCCGTCTGCTCGCCGCCGCTGTTGTCGCTGCTGAAGGTGTATGCCCAGATGAAGTCATCCGTGTCCTCCACACTCAACCCCTGCGGGCAGTTGTCGGGGTCGGCAACCATGTACTTGCCGCCCAGTCCCTCGCGTCCGCTCACGCTATCGGTGGCCATGTAACGCTTGAACTGCACATTCTTGAAGTCATACGGACACTCGTTGCCGTGCTCGTCCTTCATCCACGTGATGGTGCCCTTGCCGGTTTCCGTCACCTCCTCCACGCCGCTGGCGGTGCCTACCACCTCCGGCTCTTCTGGGTCGAAGTCCTCGGGGTCGCCGTAGTAGCAGATGATCTGCTCACCCTCGGCCACCGTCTCCATCAGCGCGTAGTCGCTCCAGTCCTCGACGTACATGCCGAAGCCCTGCAGCAGCTTGTAGGTATGGTCGGAAAGTGTGATGTCGCCGATGACCTGGAACGTGTAGCCGTTGTCCTCGTCGGTGACGTAGGTGCCCGCCTGCTTCGACCACTGTACGTTGTCCAGCCGGTACTTCAGTTGCCATGCCTCCAGCCGAGCGTCTTGGAAGTACGTGTCGCCGTCGTGACGCACAGCCCACGCCTGCTCGTTTAACGTGCTGACAGAATCAGCACGCACAAGGATGTCGAACGGATGGCCTGCGCTTCTGGCATTCGTGATGGTTGCCCCGTTGACGGTCGTCACGTAGTCGGTAATCTGGTAATACTGTCCGGGAATGAGCTTCCCCTGGTCTCTCATCTCCGTCATCTCCTTGTATGTAGCCTTGACGGGTTTCACCTGCGGGCGCAGGTTGTCGTACTTGCTCAGCGCGCCGAAGGTAATCACTTTTGGTTGGTTCTCCATTGTCGTTTTGTTTTTGATGGTTAATTACTCTTGTTTCTTTCCCGACGGTCGGGCACGGTGACTATTGACCGCCGAAGGCTTCCTCGATGTCCTCGTCGGTGGCAAAGGTGAGCGTGTCTTGCTTTGCGTCGAACTTCGCCTGCAACTCGGTAGCCGTTGGCAGGTCTTTCGCCTTCAGTAGCGCGGCTTCTATCTCCGCGCCGGTCATGTTGACCATGATGATGCCGTTTATTTCCATATCTTTATACTGTTAATGATTGTGCGCACACTATGCGGTAGTCCTTATCGACGAGCACGCGGCCGTCGCTGCTCACGATGGCACCCTCTGGCAGGCTGCTCTCGTCGTCTGGAAGAGGAGCACCGCCGCTAAGTCGCATCATCGGCTTCAGCATGAAGTCGAAAGCGTAAGGTACGGGCGACAGTGTACCAGGTTCTGCCGCTGCGCGGTGCTGATACCACTCGTCCACAAGCAGCAGCGTTACTTGAATAATGCGCTGTGGTATGCCGTTGTAGGTCAGGATAACATCGAGCAGCGACCGCCGTATAATGGCCAGCACGGCCTCCTCGGCTGCCATGGCCATACCCTCCAGCCGCATCTGCTCCAGCTCCGCCTGCTGGTCATCGAGGCGCAGCTGCTGCTTTATCTGTTCAAAAGTGAGGTATTTCATATTGTCTGTCTTTTACTTATCCCCCGATTCCGTGCCGGGGGTTTACCGACGGGCACGGAAAAGCCCCACGGTGTGCGGGCTGTGACCTCCGCATCCTCACCGTGGGGCCGAATCAAGAACTATGAACCTTGATTTTAGGTTTACGCCGTTTCCTGCTCCTCCACAATCTTCAGCAGCTTGAAGGCCTTCGGTTCGCTGTTGTCGGCACCACCGTTAATCTTGTGGCTGAGCTCGGTAGCCGAGAAGTCGGTGTTGAG